CTTATTACCCTTTTTAAATCCGTAGTGAGTATCAGTAATTATTGCAATTTTCATTTCAAGTAAAACGATAATTTATTCCATCCTTAATGCTGTTCATATCACCAAGTTCAAATCCAAGTTCAGAACCATCGACTGAAAAGACTTCATCATAACCCGACTTTTCAATAATCTTGGTTTTAATTTCTAATTGTTTTTTCTCTTTTGCAATTCTTCTGAGGAATGCGTAGTAAATTACCTGAGTAAAATATGCAAATGGATTTTTCTTGGTTACATCAAAGTTATGAATATATTGAATACAATTCTCAATACCATCACAAATCATATCATCCTTAAACATATAATTTACAAAATTTGGTTTATAGGATAGATGAGTTGCAATTTTCAAAAAGCATTCTCCTATGTAATTAGGTATTTGGGGCTTTGGTTTACCTAAAAGTTTTGCTTCATCAACCTTATGCTTGTAATCGACAAGTGCTTGATAAAATTCTTTATTACTTACATAGTGTTCTGATCTTTTTCTTTCCTTTTTCATAACTGGTAAGAACATATTTAATTTTTATATATCACTGTTGTCTTAGTATTCTACTGCCACAACAGTGTTTTTGACAACACTTGACACAATATCAAAAGATAAGTAGGATCACTCTGTCAGGTTTGAAGATGAGTTGTAGCTTAATTACTTCTATAAATCTTCTCTAAGGTTCTTCTGGCATCATCAACTGTAGAGATAAGACCCATATTCTTTGTTATCTGTAATTTATTGGTCTTACGATTAAACTTACGATACATTCCTATGATGTGATCATCCCTGATTTCAGTCATGGTAATTACATTATTAAGATTAATAATATACATTTCATCATCAGATATATTAATCCAAGGTTGAATTTTAAATCCAACTGTTCTTCCATTTTTAGAATTTACTGGTTTAATAATAACTGGATTATCAAGTATCAATAATGTTCTATCCTCTTCTTCTGAAATTCCAACAAGGGAGAATATTTCCTCCCCTGATGTAAGTTTCATACTTGCATAAAACTCTTCTTCCATTTATTTTTTAAAGTTAACTGTAATAATTTCATAATCAAAGTTCTCTTCATTATAGATTTTAATTCTTTCAATTAGATGATTTAATGTATAATTTTTTTTAGATTTATATTTGATTTCATCGGATATATCATATAATGTAGCAGATGTTTTTTCTTTACCCTTTCTTAGAACTCTACCAATACTTTGTAAGTTTCTGATTCTAGACTTACTTGGTGATGCAAATACAACGTTATGTAAGTTTTTAATATTAATTCCTGTGCTAAATGTCCCATAAGATGCAACAATAATTGCATCGTTTTCTTGCTCAGTAATTTTTCTAACTAACTCACGTTCTTCTGTATCAACTCCACCATGAATAAAGAATACTTTTCTATTTTCACCTTTGCTATTATTTATTAGATTATATAAAGGTTCACCATGAGTTGCTACACGATTAAAAAGAACAAGAGTGTTTCCTTTAAGATCTAAAACTAGATTTTTAATAAACTTATTTCTTCTTTCATGAGTGATTAAATATTGAACTTCTTCCTCATAATCACTAAACTCTTTCTCTGGGTGAGATAGAAGAAGAACTTTAATCTTTAATTTAGAAAGATATCCTTCCTTAATTAGTTGCTCTGTTTTTGTGACTTTATATGTTGGACCAAATAATCCTTCAAGAATGAGTTTATGAGTTTGAGTGCCATCTAATGTTCCAGTAAAACCAATTCGATAAACAGCATCATGAAGATTATTCATAATTGTGACAAGAGATTTTGACTTGAATAGATGAGCCTCATCTCCAATCACAACATCATAATCTTTAAAGTATGATTTATCTTGTTTATAAATGGATTGCCATGTGGAAATAGTTACTGACTTACTAACTTCTTTAGGAAGTCCACCATAGATTTTCTGACAATACTTTTCAGAATTCCAACCATAATCTTCAAAGTCCTTATACATCTGCTCTACAAGTGATGTAGTTGGCACTAGAAGAAGAATATTCTTACCACGTTCAGTAAAGTACCTCACAACAGAATAAATCATCAGGGATTTTCCTGATCCTGTAGGAGATAAGATTAATTTTCTTTTATAACGTAAGCAATCATAAACTCCACTTACCTGATAGTCTCTAGGTTCATGGGAGCAAATGCTTTTCATATAATCACGAACACCCTCAGTTGAAATTCCTTCATCTACATTTCCAGGATATCCGTAATATTTGTTTTCCTTTAATTCAAATTTATACTTATGATTGTCACAAAAAGAAATGACCTTATCTAATAAACCTGCATATATTTCACAAGTTTGAATATTAAAAAGACGAATCTTTCCGTCCCAGTGCCTACTACGATATTGGGGCATGAATTTAGCCCCAGGAACATCAAAAGTAAATTGGTCAGATAATTCGTATCGAATGTGAGGTTCACATTCAATCTTTAAATATATTTCATTCTTTTTACTAATAACTAAATCTGCCATATTATATTCCCGATTGGAATCTTAAAAAGTCAATTGAGTTTTTAATCTGATATGTTCTATTAGAAATCATCTTAATGATTTCTTCCAAATATTTTAATATTGTATCATAATATTCTATTTTCATAAAGATATCTGATAGTTTCTTATCTGCTTCCAAATATCTTTGAAGTCCTTCTTTATCCCTGACTTTATAAGGAAATGGTTCTTCTTTGTAAACCTCTGGGTCGGATTTTCCGTTATAATAATTGTATCGTTCTAATTTCTTTTGCTTATATTGTAATTCTGCCCTTTTTCTAAGCAGAGATATGTTATTGTATATTTCATAATATTTTGCATGAAGTGATGGAACTTTTAAAGATTCGTTGTGAAGATTGTCTATATCAATCTGCGAATCTTCTTTCCACATCTCTTGAATTTTTTCAATATCCATTAAGTATATTTGACAATTTTATAATAAGTATATTTGAATGTTACCTGTGCTGTAAAGTAATTAATATTCTCTTCTGTAGCATCAAACTCAAGTGCAGAAAGGAAAGTTGGGTACATTCCTGTAAAAATTACTGATGCTGATGGATTAAAATTGCTATTTAAAATATAAAGTGTTGCATCAGATTGCTCATAAAATTCGGTAGTTCTTGGTCCACTTTGTTCAAATTTAGTTCCTTTCATTAAATCATCGTATTGTTCTAAACTATATGGAAACCCTAGACCAGTCATCCAGTTCCATACTTCCATATAGTTTTCCAAATCCTCATCGACCAAAAAACTCAGATTAAAATCTGCAAAGGTCATTTTATCACCTGGAACGTCAATATTTTTTCCATAACGAGTTTGCAAAGCAGATCCTAAGGTTATTGCTGGAATGTTTGCTTTATTTGAATAGAAGTCAACCTTAGGTGCCTTTTCCAGATTAAATTTAAATCCTACTGGAGAAAGAAAATTTTTATTAGAAGGTTGTCTACTCCAGGTACTATTAGTCATAACTATAGTTTTCTAACTATTTATTTGCAATAAAAAAGGACCCCCTTTCGGAGGTCCATAGAAGAGTGTGATTGGATCACATAAGGTTCTTGACCTGTACTCTTCTGTAGTAACGGTTGGTGTTCTGTTGGATTCTACCGAGACCAACATCAGTACCCTCAGCAAATGGATTGGCAACCATACCATAACGAGTCTTGAAGCCAATCTTGGGCTGGAAGGTGTCCTGACCAACGGCACGTACCATCTGGAGAGGTACATATGGGCAGTAGAAGAGACCAGCATCATAAGGATTGGTTCCCTTGTAACCGACTACATAATACTGCTCAGCAGCAAGGTTAGCAGCAAATGGGTCGATGTATACTCTGAACTTACCGTTGAGTACACCAGCAAAGGTGTTGCCAGTATCATCAACGTTGAGGTTAGCATTAAGAGCAGGAGTATAATCAAGGAGACCTGCCATGGTTAGAGCAGAGGCAACGTCGGCAGAGCAAAGGATTACGTTACCCTTTCCTCTACGAGTTCTCTGAGCAATAGCATTAGCATCTCTCTCTAGTTGGAAGAGTAGACCCTTGAACTTCTCAACTGACCAACGACCATTTGAGTCAACATCGAGGTCGAAGATACCAGCAGTAGCTACGTTGGTCTGGGCACCAGGCTCAGCAATCTTGTAGATAGTGCGGATTACTTCACGGTTGATTTCAGCAAGAATTTCTGTGCTGAGGATGTTGGCAAGCTCAGCTTCAGCATCTAGACCGTGAATAGCCTTGAGGTCCTGAGCAAGCTCTAGGGTGTACTCAGCCTTTAGGGCTCTTGACTTAGCAGTAACAGCAATCTTTTCGATGCTGAATGCCATCTGGTTGAATTGATCACCAGCAGCACCACCAAGTGATTCAGCAGCCTGAGTTGACATGCCCTGACCAACTCTGTAATCAGTGCCAACAGCACCAGCTGAGTTGAGTAGAGCAGGGTTTGAACCAGCAGCAGTACCACCAGCAGCAAATCCGGTAGTACCGAAACCTACTGAAGCACCACCATCTGAACCGCCGGTGTAATCTCCTTGAGTGAGGTTGAAACCATCATCCTGAGCAGAATATGCGGTATCTGGCTCGTTGTAGAGAGCTTCAGTACCATTCTGGTTTACATACTTGCTTCTCATCGCAAAGATTAGTCCAGTAGGACCGTTCATAGGCTGAACGCCAGCAAGGTCATAAGCAACCAGGTTAGGCATAGAACGTCTGATTAGTGAAATCAGAACGGGATCGAAACCAGCAACTGGAGCAGCAGCACCACCGGAGAAACCAGCAGCACCAGTTCCTGATGGATCGGTATTAATATTTGGAGCGGCTTCAGTAAGGAAACCTCTCTCTTCTTTTAGAAATCTTTCTTGGTTTTCTAGCAGAACTGCGGTAACAGCCTTTCTATATGGATCCTTGATCTCGTCGAGACCATTTGCCTCAAGAAGGGGTTGCCACTTCTTCTGCAATTGTTCTGAAAGGAACATTTGCTTTTCTCCTCTTTTTAGTCTTGTTAAAGTGTTTTTAACTACAAATATTTAGTATAAT